CTACTTCAACGAGCTGGCGGACATGGAAGAGAAGCAGAAGAGCGTGAAGGTGAAACTCGAGGAGGAGAAAGAGAAGCTCAGGGCGTTCATGGAGAAGAGCGACCTCAAGAGCTGGGAGTGCGCGGGCATCCTCATGACAAGGATCTTCGCCACCACAAGGAAATCGGTGGACTCCAAAGCGCTGCAGAAACTCTATCCGGAAGCCTACGCCGCCTGCCTGAAGGAAAGCCCGGTGAAGGAGAGTTTGAAGATAACCAGAAAAGACAAATCATAGCAAGGTGAGAAAGTTTATGGCAAGATTACTTTCAAGGTGTGCGGTGGCGGAGACTCTCTTCGCCAATCGCCGCACGCTGCAGATCAATGACGAGACGGAGGAATACGACCGCAAGATAAAGGATGCGTGGGCATGCTACCGCAAGACGGGGGACATGCAGTACCTCCACCAGGCCAAGTACCTGGAGCTCGTAAAACAAGACATTATAAACCAACTAAATGACAGATAACATGAGAACATTCAACACAATCACAGTAAGCGGAATCGCAGGCAGGGACGCCGAAGCGATCGGAAACGCAAAGAAATTCACGCTGGCGGTCAAGGACAACCAGAAGAGCAAGGACGGTAACTGGACCGAGAACACCCTTTGGTTCGACGTCATAGGAACGGAGATACCTGACATCCACAAGGGAGACAAGGTAATCGTGGAAGGAAGGCTGAGCAGCCGCGAGTATAACGGCAAGACCTACCTGCAGATAAAGTTCCCTAACGTCGCCAAGCTGGAGAGAGAGGCAAGACCTCAAGCACCGGCACAGAACGATAACTATAACGCTGATATGCCTTTCTAAGTTATGGCAAGGGAAAGTATGGTATTCTATAGGAGCTTCCTCCTGGCGGGTCGCAAGATGAACCCGAAGGACAGGCTGGCATACTGGGACGCTATCCTGGGGTATGGTTTGGATGATGAAGAACCTACCCTTCAGGGAGTTCCCGATATGGCTTTTACTGTATCTCGCCCTCAAATAGATGCCAATAAGCAGAGGTATTCCAACGGTTCTAAAGGTGGTAGACCTAAAAAAACCGATGGTTATGAAACTGAAAAACCAATGGTTTCCGATTTAGAAACCGGAGGGGGCGATGAAAAGAAACCTAATGTAAATGTAAATGTTAATGTTAATGAAAAGGATAAGGATAATGAAAATGAAAATGTCTCTGTCTCTATAGGCGACACACAGAAAAAACAGATTTTTCAAAAATTCTTTTTCAGGAATATGACGGAGCCTAACAAGGAGGTGATACGCTACCTGGACTGGGGTGAGAGTACCGACTGGGTGAACAAGAACGGGCAGAAGATAAAGGACGTGGTGAAATACTCCCGCTTCTGGACTCCGGAGAAGGAAGGAAAGCGCTTTTCTCCATTAGCGTTAAGTATACTGCACAAAATTTGGGCAGAAACCGGTAACCAGAATCCGGCAATTCAGAAGTTAATCTTTGGCATTTACAAGGACTCCCAAGTCGGGAGCGATCTGAAACTCTACACAAGGCAGGGAGCGGAAAAACTCGCTCCGTATGCTAAAGACATAGCAGCCGGTTTCGGCTTTAACATCGAGATAATACAAACCAACTAAAACCATACAGCATTATGGATACGAAAATTTACGAACCGAAGTTAGTGAGAACCGAAGAAGAGCTCACGCTTTTCAACGATGAACAGTGGATCACAGGGGCGCAGATGATGCAGCAGCTGGGTCTGAAGCACAAGAACGCCCTTTACTATGCCCTCCGCTATGGCATAAAGATGCAGTTCATACGCGGAAGGAAGATGTACAGCAGCCTGGATACGCAGAAGGCAATCTTTTACCGTACGAAGATAAAGACCAAACAAGCGCAGGCGTAACATGGGTAAGATATTTCTCATATCGCTGATGTGCATCCTTGTGGGACTGGCAATCATCCTCACGTACTACTGGGGATATCACCAAGGCAAGCACGACCTCGCAAAAGAGATAGACGATGCGATAAGGAAACTTAACCGGAGAGATAAAAACCGCCACGATAGTTAAATGCTTTTGTTAAACAGTTTTTAGGTTTTGGTGTTGGGGGGAGAGTGGCGGCTCCCTGCCCACCGAACCAAACCAACTTGATACGATTATGGAAGAAAAATGGTTTATAACAGACGTGAATTTCTATGTAACCGGGGGCACTAAGATGACTAAGATCCTGGGAGAAAAAGCAGAAAAGCTGGACTGTTCCTTACTTACCGGATCTGAACTGAAGCAGCTGTCTTCGGAGTTCGAGAAGGAGCAGGTAAGGGCAAAGCAGAGTAACCCACGTTTGAAAGAGGTAAAAATAGATTCTTGGTTCAGTGATGCATACGGAGGAACAGGTGAAGGGAAGGTTCTGTATGGCATGACTATCAATAACGGCACAATCCGCATAACCGCGAGAAAGGTATTGAGGGAGGGCTTGATATGAAGATACTAATTAACAAGCGGAATCCGCAGATACGGATAACTGCACCAGAGATAAAATTTGAGGAAATTGAGGAACTTCCAATTGAGGAAATTGAGGAACTTCCACATGACTACTGCGCTTTCTTTAGCAAGAAAGACTGGACTCTCGTTGAGGAAGAGCCAGAGAAGCATACAAGCAAATACCTGCCTGATTATGACATCGAAAAGATGTCTAAAGAATTGGCTAAACTAATCACAGACCAGTTTATCGAAAAAGGCAAAAGATGTGAGCAGCAAGCAGTAGAAGACAACGACCAAGAAAACCATATCTTCTGGGACGGTTTTCGTAATTGCGCAGAAAACATTTTGCGTTCGGTAAAAGAACTTGCTGAACTTGGCAGAAAAGGAGGTAGCAAATGACCGTGCAAGAACTTATAAGCAAACTTCAAGACTGCCCGCCAATGATGAGTGTGTATGTGCAGTCTTTTGAAACAGCACTAAACCCAGTAGAAAGAGTTAATGTTGACCAAAATCTTGGTTATGTAGAACTTAAATGGAGGTAGCAAATGAAAACACTAATTAACAAGCGGAATCCGCAGATACGGATAACTGCACCTGAGATAGGAACTGGTACCCACGGATACTATTATGTGGGTAGTGTGGGTTATCATAAAGACAACTGGACTCTCGTTGAGGAAGAGCCAAAGGAGGGGCATTGTCCCTTTGACAAAGGCGGTTATTGCACGGTGCAGTTCTGCAGCAGAGAAGAATTTCAAATCGATAGAGGAGTCCTATTTAGCAGAAGATATATCACAGATGAAGAAGGAAACGAAATACAAGAAGTTCGTTGCTATGGAAAAGTAACTCTTTTGGGAGAAGAAATCCATATGAAGGATGAGCTGCTGAAGGTTGTTGATATGTCAATGTCTCAAGTAGCTGCCGAATTATGGGAAGGCGAAGATGCGAAAATGGAATACCTGCACGGTAAGATTGATTTGTTGAAACAGATGCGAAAGTGGCTAAAAAATTATGGACAATCTGAAGATGGAATAAAAAGCGAATAGATGAAGATGAGGTGCAGGCGGTGTGTTTTTTTAGACTGGGAGTTTATTTCCAACACCATAGAACCAAGAGAAGACGGGACTCATTACTGCGGGCTTCACGGCGGAACAACAGTAGATATAGACGGTCCCCAAATGAACCTGGACAATAGAGGATCTTGCGGTTTCGCTGACCGGATAAGACCGGCAGAGCAGCTTGACCTATGGAATAACTAAAAAGCGAATAGATGGGAACAAAGAAGTGCGCGCAATGCGGGAAGGAGTTCAGGCCAAAGGTAGGGAACCAGAAATACTGCTCGGCCAAGTGTGCAAAGGAAGCCTTCGTAAAGTCGGAGAGTTTTGCGAAGTACCACAACAAACGGGCAAGGACGGTAGCCCATATCAACCCTGACCTCGTTGCCGCCTTCGGTTTCCGGTGCGCTATCTGCGGATGGAGCATACCTTCCTGGAGAAAGGGATACGCCAAGTACGAGAGAAACCACGGGTGTCAGTTCCACCATATCGTGCCTATCTCGGAAGGGGGAACGAGCGACGAGGAGAACCTGATACTGCTCTGCCCCAACTGCCACAAGAAAGCGCACAGCGGACTTATAACCACAGAAGAACTTAAAAGACACACGTTCACCAAGGAAGAAGCGAGAGAGATCGCGGACGCCTGGAGGGAGGAGATGGTCTGGTATATCAAATGAAGCATTTAGAGAGCCAACTGCAGCAGGCATGCGTCACCTGGGCGCGTCTCCAGTATCCGGAATTGAGGGTGCTGCTCACTTCCGTGCCGAACGGGGTGAGGACGTCGGTCATACAGGCGAAGATTGCAAAGGCGGAGGGTCTTGTGGCGGGAACCAGCGACCTGCTTCTGCTCATACCCAGAGGCAAGTGGCCGTATCTCTGCATCGAGATGAAGACCAAGACAGGGCGCCTCTCCGACCACCAGAAGATATTCCGGGACCATGTGGAAAGCGTGGGAGGAAGATACGAAGTCGTGCGGTCCTTAGAGCAGTTCATGGACCTCGTGAACGAATACATGAACCTATAAAACCAACTAAGCATTATGGGAAAGAAAGGATTTACACCCCGCAACAAAGGGGTATACAAGATAAACGGAGAGCAGATGCAGTGGCTCATAGACCACTTCGCTGACGAAGACAACTTTATCCTGGCGGACACGCTGGGGATATCGGAGACCACTATGCACCGCTACGCGCGTCTCCACGGGCTGAAGAAGAGCAAGGTGTACATGAAGCGCTGCCAGAGGGAGGCTGCAGACGCAGCGAAATACTCCAACGAGATCTCCGGAAGATACAAGCGCCTCTCGGAGTATATGAAGGCTAAGGGTATGAGCGAGAAGTTCAAGGCGTGTGCCTTCACGAAAGAGGACAACGGGTGGACGAGGTACCCGGAGAAGATGCGAGCCGGCAAGAAAGCGGCGGGCATCACCTTGAGGCAGATCTGGGAGGCAGAGAGGCGGAGGATCCGCGCGGGACTGCCGCAGCTCACGAACCTGAGAGCGACAGCGCTGAACGGGAAAGAGACAAGGCTGATGAACCAGAGACGCTGGTACTTGAGGAAACGGGGATACCGCATTGAAGGGCGCACAGCTTACTGGGACGAGAACACCCAGAGGGCCACGATACTGGAGAAGAAAGACACGATGTTCAAATACAGGATGGCGATATGAGAGTGACGATGAAATATACAAAATATACCGCGGAGCAGAAGACGAAGCTGCTCGAACACGCGGAAAGGGATGACGCGATACCTTACAGGGAGCTGGGGAAGCTCTACGGGGTGAACCGCTACACGGCGGAGAACTGGTGCGTGGCTGCAGGGCTGAAGCGGAAAATAGGCGGTAGGTACGGGCATAAAACCTCGAAGTTCGTACGGGCGATTTGGGACGCTTTAGACAGCAAGTGGGCAGACTATATCAGGGAGCATGCCGGAGACGGTGTAAAGGCCCTTGAAGAGGCAACGGGGCACAACTGGAGGACGGTGCAGAACATAGCGAAGCGGAACGGGATACAGCTCCGCCACAAAGAGCGGGAGCGGGAGTACAAGCCGAGGGAGAACGACCATATCTTCGGTATGCCTACTATAGACAGCAGGGTGAAGCGCTGTTCCGACTGCGCCGTATACACGGGCACCGTCTGCATCTACGCGTTCAAAGGGATGAGCGACAAGTGCGAGTTCTACCGTCAACTGAAAGAGACATGTACCGACTGACGTACAGGAAAGACCGGACTATCCGCTTCTTATGCCCGGAGGGCTTCCGTAAAGAGTTCTTCATGGTTCCGGAGGATTGGGATTTGGAGCGGATAGAGCACCGGCGCAGCTGCAGCGAGGAGTTCTGCACGTGGCTCCGGAAAGAGATACTGAAACGGGGTTATACCGTCTCGGGAGTGAGCCGAGCCTGTGATATGAGTCACGGGTGGCTTCAGATGATCCTGGAAGGAAAGCGCCCGCTCAGGGAGAAATACGTAGGGATACTTGAACGTGAGCTGGGGATGAAAGAGGGCACGATACGGAAAAAACTGACAAAAAGCCTACTATAAGATGAGATGTACCACGAGATTGAAAAACTGTACACGAGCGGAGAGATCGACCGGATTTTGCACTGGTGCGGTGTCAAGGCGGAGGACTGGGACGACCTCAAGCAAGAGGTGGCGCTCATCCTCCTCTCCACCCCTCCCGGAAAAATCCAGGACCTCGGGAAGTACACGATCTCTGTCATACGCCAGCAGTACCACTCCCGCAAGAGCCGCTGGTGGAAAGAGGAAGGACGCTGGAAGACGTACCGCCGTGGACTACCGGGCGCTGGTCAAGACGTACCTGAGCAATGAAGACCGCGGCATCTGGGAGGAACGGTCGCCGAGGATCCGGAAGATGTACGGAGCCATAGCGCGGCTCTCGCCCTCGAAGAAAGCGATACTGCTCCTCGTGACGGAGATAGGGAATATCAGCGAGGTGGCGCGGAGATTGAAGCTGCCCAAGACCACCGTGTGGAGGGTGTATGATGGAATAAGAAAGGAGATACAGCTATGGTGTGGAGATTAAGCTGGGATATAGTGCGCCTGCTCATAGAGCTGCAGGTGATCATCGTGTTCCTCCTGGACCTGAGCGGAGGGATGGACAGCATAAAGGGGGCGCTCCGGAAGTGGCTGCGCGTGAAAGGGGAGATATCCCTGAGACCGTTCGACTGCTCCCTCTGCATGACCCACTGGGTAGGGCTGCTTGTGCTGCTCTGCCTGGGAGAGCTCCGGGTAGAGACCTACCTCGTGGTATGTGTCCTCGCCCTCCTGACGAGGGTGACGGAAGGGCTGCTCACGGCGGCGCTGCGCGCGCTGCTCTGGGCGACAGACAAACTTACGGTATGATTACAGACGAAGAGAGGGCGGTGCTCGAGAAACACCGCGACCGCATAGAGGAGGTGGCGAAGACCAGCTGCATGAGCAGGGCGAAGAAACGCGCTGACCTCACCCAGGAAGACTACGACACTATGGTGAACATCTACCACAGGGAGATAGACCGTCACTATGTGTTCCGCCAGTGGTGCCCTGTATGTATGCGCACCCTCATGCGGGGTATGCACAAGTTTATGAGATGAGCAAGAAAGCGAAGATAGGAGAACTGATACCCGACGACAAGAACTTCAACCGCCACTCCGAGTACGGCATGCGGCTGCTGGAGAAGTCCGTCGGGAAGTTCGGTATGGGGAGGTCCATACTCATTGACCGCGACAACCGCATCATCGCCGGCAACGGCATCACGGAGATAGCGGGAGCGCTGGGCATAGAAGACGTGCGGGTGATAGACACCGACGGGACGGAGATCATAGCTGTGAGAAGGAACGATATCAGCCTGGACACTCCGAGGGGAAGGGAGATGGCTTTGGCGGACAACGCCACGAGCGCTGCAGACCTGAAGTGGGACAAAGAGCTTATCCTCGAGGAGCTGGGGCAGGAGATCGCGGAAGGATACGGCGTCTCTCTGGGACAGGCGCTGGAAGACATGGAAGACGAAGAGCCGGAAGACGCCACCGAGCTGGTGGTGCGCTTCGCAAGCGGGGACGAGTGCCGGTCCTGGTTTGACAAGCTCATGGCACAAGGGTTAGACGTAAGGATGAGATAGATATGTTTGAGAAGGGGAAAAGCGGAAATCCGGAGACGCAGTTCACAAGCGAGAACGCCTCCGAGAAAGGGAAGATAGGAGCTGCCGCCAGCGTGGTTACGCGTAGGCGCAAGAAGTCCATAAAAGAGGCGATGAAGCTGCTTATGGAGATGGAGTTCAAGGACGGGAGGACCGGTGCCGAGAACGTCGCCGTAGGGCAGTATAACAAGGCGGTGAAGGGGGACACCCAGGCAGCGAAGTTCATCGCGGAGATGCTGGACGAATACAAGAGCCATACGGACATCACCACCGGAGGACAGCCGTTCGAGATGAAGGTGGTGCAGACCAGCGAGAAGACGAAAGACGAGATAGAAAAAATACTCAATGGGGACAGCGAGCCTGAACGGTAAGGTCTTTGACCAGACATTTGACATCGCGTTCCACCGACCGGATATCCACATCATAGTGAACGAGGGCGGGGCACGTAGCGGGAAGACCTATGCCATACTCCAGGTGCTCGCGCTCATGGCGAAAGCGTCGCCGGATCCCCTGATTATCTCTGTAGTCACACAGACGTTCCCGCAGCTCCGCGGAGGCGCACTGCGTGACTTCTCGCATATACTCCCCGCCCTCCCTATTCCTTTCCATGAGAACAAGACCACGCACACGTGGGAGATAGGGAAGAGCCAGATAGAGTTCTTCTCCGCTAACGACGACCCTATGAAGGTGCTGGGGCCGCAGAGAGACGTCCTCTTCATCAACGAGTGCCACCGTCTGGGGTGGGAGACAGTCAGGCAGCTTATGATTCGTACCTCCGGGAAGATCTTCTTCGACTACAACCCCGTAAGCCGGTTCTGGATAAACGAGCACATCTTGAACCGTCCTGACGTGATAAAGATTCACTCTACATACAAGGACAACGACCACCTCTCCCCGATGCAGATAGCGGAGATAGAGAGCCACAAGAAAGACGAGAACTGGTGGAGGGTCTACGGACTCGGACTGGAAGGGCGCCTGGAAGGGCTTGTCTATCCTGACTGGGATATCGTGGACCGTATGCCCGAAGGGTGCCGCGTGAGGTATGGCGTGGACTTCGGATACAACGACCCTACGGCAGTGGTGAAGGTGGGCATCCTGGGCGAAGACCTCTACCTGGAAGAGCTCGTATACTCGCCGGGCCTCATCTCTTCGGACATCTCGCAGAAGCTCGACGCGTGGGGAGTGCAGAGGAGGAGCGACAGGATCATAGGGGACGCGGCGGCAGCCGAGCAGATAGAGACGCTTTACCGTATGGGATGGAACATACACCCTTGCAAAAAAGGGAAAGGGAGCATAGACAACGGGATAAAGACGATGAAAGAATACCGGATCCATGTGACCGCAAGCAGCCAGAACATACAGAGAGAGCTGCTGAACTACACGTGGGAGAAAGACAAGGACGACAAGCTCCTGAACGCTCCCATAGACGCATATAACCACTCGCTGGACGCGTGCCGTTACGCGGTGACCGACCTCGCCACGAAGACGGGCGCATATAACCTCTCGTTCGTGTAACATGAACCGAAAACGCAAAAAACCTACAATATATGAAGATGGAAAACTTGTGGAACCAAATCACGCTAAACGAGTTCTCGCAGATCCGCGACATACTCGCAGACGAAGGAAGGGACGCGGAAGACCGCATGGTCTCTCTCGCCGCAGTCGTCCAGGGCGTGAGCGAGGAAGAGATACTGACGATGCCGCTCGACGAGGTGTCTCCGGTATTCGACCTCGTAAGGCAGTTGGACTCGAAACCTAAACCGTCACGTCTCAGGGAGATATACAAGGTGGGGACGTGGACCTTGCAGACCACCGACAGGAAGATGACCCTCGCGCAGTGGCTGGACTTCCAGAACTACATGCGTGCCGGAGGTGACCGTTACCCGGACATCTTGTCCGTGGTACTTGTGCCTGCCGGGAAGACCTACAACGAAGGGTACGACATGGCAGCGCTGAAGGCGGCGCTGGGAGAGATGAGCGTCGCTGACGCCCTCGCGGTCTGCTTTTTTTTTCAGCGGAAGTATCTGCGGTCAATGCGTCGCACCCTGACTTACTTGGTGGGGGCCCTGAAGCTGAAGAAGGGGGACAGGAAGGTGAAGAAAGCGCTGATCAAGGAGGCCCTGAAAGTGAGGAGGGAGGTATCGGGTATGCTGCGTTCGCGATGATAGACGCTGTGATACAGTTCACACTTCTGAACATACGCGAGATATACCGCATGGAGGCGAACGAGTTTTTCAGTTATGTGGACTACATCAAGGCGAGGGAGCAGAAGCGTAGCGAAGAGATACGGAAGATGAGGATGAGATGAGCGAGATAAAGTTTACAAGACTCGAGAAGGTGCTGAACGACTACGGGCTTACCGTGGTGGCGAACTACAGGAGAGAGCTCGCCGCTCCGAAGGTGGTAGGCAGAAAGCGTGTACGCACGATAACGAACTCCACCGGGAAACTCTCGAAGCTCGTGCACCCTGTCCTGGAGAAGAAGGGCGACAACTACATCCTCTCCATAGACTTCGGTGTCGGTTACTGGGAGTATCTGGAATACGGAACCGGACCGGCACGAGGAAGGGCGCAGTACTGGCCACGTCCCGCTTCGATAATGCAGTGGATAAAGGACAAGCCTGTCATACCTTACAAGGGCAGCAACGGGAAGATACCTACCACGAAGCAGCTGGCGTTCCTCATAGGCAGGGCGATCTACGAAGACGGAACACCGGCGCTGCACATGCTCAACAAGTCGCTCGCGAACGAAGACGATATCCTCGCTGCCTGTAGCGAAGCGCTGGAGGCGGATATAGAGGATTGGATAAGGGAATTGATAGATAATTTATAACGATATGGCTATAAGTATTGACAGGAGCACGTTCCCTGCAGAGGGCGGCTCTTTCCAGATTAACATCACCAAGGACGATAACAAGACGTGGGGCGTCATCACCATACCTTCCGCCAACTGGTACAGCGTGGACGATATGAACGACGTGAGCACCCTGCTCTACCAGGTGGACGTGACCGTAGACGAGAACACCAGCGGATCGCAGAGGATAATGAGCATAGGCGTGACCGTGGACGGGCAGAGCGAACTGTTCTCCATCACCCAGGACTCCACGTCTACCCTCTCCGCTGACATCATAGCGTACACCCCTTCAGGCAACGTCTCTGCTTCAGGCGGAAACATCACCGTGGACGTCTATGCCAACGGGGGCACGGACAGCTTGTCCTCCGCCACCTCCAGCCACGCGGACTGCACCCTCACCAGCACCACCCACGGGGTGACCAGCGGCGGCTATACCTGCACAAGATTCGTGTTCACCTTCGCGGCGAACGCCACGACCAGCACGAAGAGCACCACCCTCACGTTCACCGTGAGCGACGGGAACAGCACTGCCACCGCTACCTTGACCAAGACGCAGAACGCGCTCTCCGTCTCTACGGGATCCATGTCCGTACCTAACACCACCGTAGCGGCAGCGACCACCACAGCGAGCGTCGTGGTTACAGCCACGGATATGGTCACCAGCACTATCGCGGTATCCACCACCACGTTCAACTTCGTGACGAGCGCGGAGATAGAGATTACGAACGGAGTGATTTACCTGCAGCTGGCGTTCCCTGCCAACAGCTCCACCACGACCCTGACGGACAGCATCACGATCACCGGCACGGACAACTACGGCAACACCATCACCGCCACGATGACGCTCACCCAGACGGGCACCAGCGCTACATACTCCATCTCCGCAGCCTGGAGGGATAACCTCGGGTATGACGGAGTGCTGGACTATACAGGAGGCACGGAGCAGGCGCTTGTGTCCTTCACCGGCACGTTCACGGGCAGCACCACCGTAAGCACAGGCACCCTCCCTGACGGGGTGACCGTAACCACGAACGGAACGACGGTGGTCTATGGCACGTATACGGGAGGGAATATTACGGAGACGGTGACTATCCCTATCACGATAAGCAGGACGGGAGACGACAGCGTTACCTACACCACCACGCTGAACCTCATCCTCAAAGCCGGCGGCGTCTTCCCTATATGGTCGGACACCTACGGCACTATCGTATCAAATGACGACTTCGAGGACTACGAGCTCCAGGAGAGCGGCACCGCTTTCTATTCCGGAAGGGCGTTCGCTTACCCTGACGAGACGGATATCAGGGTGAACATATCGAGGGTGGTCGCCCCGTACCTCACCAGCTACTATATGGACGTGGACTTCTACGCTGACGCGACCCTGCTCGGCTCATACACGTTCGTACGTGACTATTCCTATGACGAGTCTATGGACTACACTTCCGACCTCTGGCTGAACGCTCCTATCAATGGGCGTATCCCTTCAGGTATGCAGGTGAGCGCTTCCAAGTGGGGCGCCGCCGCCGGAGGATCCATGCAGGTCACCGACGCCAACGGCACCCTCGTGGTGAACGAGACCATGGCGAAGGGACTGAACGAGCAGTCGTGGATCAGCGGAAGCGTAGGGTCGGAGTACACCTTCGGGGACTGGACTTACGAGGTGGTGGACGTGTGCAACGGGGCGCTCCTGAAGTACGTGAACGCTTACGGCGCCGTAGACTACTTCCTTGTGGAAGGGGTGACCAAGAAGAAAGACAGCATCACAAGATCATCCTACGAGAAAGACGCTGACGCGCTGAGCTCCGACTTCGAGACCACCGACTACCAGGCTGCTATGGAGGCGGGATGGACCGGCACCACCGGATGGCTCACCGACGCGCAGAGCTTGAGGATGAAGCACCTTGTAGAGAGCGTGGAGGTAAGTATGATAGACCTCGCCACAGGAGACGAGATACCGGTGAACATGCGCGATAACGGGCTTGACTACAAGACCTGGAGGACCAACGGCAAGAAGCTGGTGAACTACACCTTGACCTGGAAGGAATCACAGAAGAAACTTAGAAGATAATGAGAAATATAAGGCTTTATATCGGAGGGAAGAGGGCGGATCTGGACGAAAACACCACTCTGCCTTTCACTTATCAGACGAGTGACGCGGAGATGCCTACGGCAGTGAAAAACTCTTACTCCAAGACCGTCTCCCTCCCAGGCACAGACACGAACCGCCGTATCTTCGGAGGGCTTTGGAGGCTGGACAGTATGGCGCGTGACGAATCTGCCGCCGTATACAGGAACGCTACAGCAGAACAAAACGTGGTATTCTCATCCCGTACCACGCCTTCGCTGGGAAACGGGGTGAAGGTTACGAAGGTAAGAGGCAACTCTACCATCTCCAACGGTGTGGTGGTAAACAATTCCGCTACCGGCATAGAGATGTACAGCGCGGGGGGCACGTCTCTCGGCACCTTTGACCTGCCTATAACCACGAATACAAGGACAGAGTCAGTCTATTGGAACCAGAGGGTAAAAAACACTGACTCCGCAACCAGCAAAGACAACGCTTACTGCACCTATGACGCGTCTACAGGACTCTGGACTTACAAGAACGTGAGCAGAACTACGAATTTCGGCTCCGGTTCTTCCGTAGTGGCGGCTTCCGGATACTTCACTTCAGGACACCTGATATACATCAAGACCGATAACCTGGAACCGGGCATATGCGTCGGTATGAGCAACCACCCCACGATTGCCATAGTGCCTAACACTATCGTGACGATGGAGGGTAACTACTATTTTTGGCTGCGAGTCACCAACCTCTACGATTTTGTCACCGAGCACCCTATAGGCAACGAGTTCTCCTTCCGGCTTATGTTCTTCGACCTTACAGATATGTTCGGAAGCGGAAATGAGCCGACCCTTTCGGAGTGTAGAACTATCTTCAACGAGGATTATTATGAGTATGATGCAGGCACGCAGAAGAATATCGATATACCTCTCTTTCTGGACGGTCTCTGTAAGGTAAACGGAATCTACGACGAGATGACGCCAACTACAGCGACTAAGCGCATAGGGGCGGTGAATCTTGGAGGTGTGGAGAACTGGGTTGTCTATAGCAATTCCCTAAAAATTTTCAGGGGCACCGTAACGGATATGTCTACAAGTTCTGCGGTGCTTACCGGTTTATGCGCTGATTATACTGTTACCAGCGATAATGTGCTTGACCTTGCAGACAAGACCATAAGGATGGTGCCGGCGAGTCAATATGTTTATGTAAGAGATACAAGCTGCGCCAATGCTATTGCTTTCAGTTTTGCGGCGGGCGAGTCAATCCTGTATTATGAACTGGACACAGAGCAGACATACTCTCTCTCCACTCCTTTGAGCGAGGACTATGTTACTTGCGCTGCCGGGGGAACACAGAAAAGGCTCCCTTATAATTCCAGCGTGGCGGATATGGACTGCGACTTTGAATACGCTACCCTGGAAGCCCTGTATTCCGGTTTCAACCCTATGAAGAAAGTAGACTTCCTTCTCTACGTGGACGAGATGATCGTGGAGCGCGGTTATTGCCAGCTTACGTCCATCAACCGCAAGAGCAGGGACTATACCTTCAACCTCTCTCTGTTCGGCGGTCTGGGCGAGTTTTTCTATAACCTCCAGACGGACTCCGACGGGGAGACGAGGAGCCTTGCGGACATGACCTGGACGAACGACCTCGGTTTCACCGTGAACGCCACGAACGTGCAGGCGGTATGGGATGACGTGATAGGGGGCAACCTCCCTGACGTCGCTTTCGTGCCTATGCACAACGGTGTGCCTGACCATATCGACGGGGACAAGATGCTCATAGCCGGAGGCGGCGTGCCTACGAGTGTGACCGACAGCGGCACCACCTACACCACGAAAGACGGTTACCTCCTCGCCTCATGCGAGAGGAAGTACACCGAGTGGGAGGTGGGAGACCTGAGAAGCTACCTCCAAAGACCGGCGTTAAGGCTGAAGACGTTCCTGGACACCTGCTTTAACCCTGTGAATAACGGGGGATGGACCGTAGACGCGGACAGCAACTTCTTCTCTTCATCCAACCCGTACTACTACAACACCTACATCACCCTCCCGCTGCTGAACGTGGAGGAGAGCACCGAAGAAATATGCAACGACGGAACGCTGGGCGCTGTGAACCAGCTTATGACCTCCGACTCTATTACCCAGACGCTCACTCCTTCATCTTCCTGCATGACCCTCTCGGGGAACTACATAGATTTGAGCGCGCAGGCATCCAACTCCTACCTCACCGCAGCAATCCCGATACAGACGAAGATCCTGAGCATGTCCAACTACGGGGATATATACCTGGCATGGCGTGCCACAGCCAAGACCTACCTGTTCAGCTTCTGCTACCAGGCGGTGGCGTATGATGATGACGGAAACGTGATTGCACAGTCACCGAGGTACGTGTTCTGCACGAAGAACCACCACGGCGAAGTACCTGCCTCTGTTCTGCAGAAACCGACTGCCACCATACCGGGCACCACCGACGCCCAGGTGGAAGGATGCTTCAAGTATTCCAGCGGAGAGTACACGTTCGTGCAGGACACCACCAACGCGAACACGTTCGTGCTCCAGATAGACAAGATCCCGAGACCTTCCAGCACGAACAAGCAGGTGAGGGTGGATGTCATCTTCTCCAAGAATATCCAGTACTACGCGTTCAACACCTCACGCAAGGGAAGCAGCCACGGAAGGATAAACGGTGTAGATGTGACGACCCAGTTCCAGGAGAGCGTGCTTTCAGGCAGCAACAACTATGTCTACCTCACGGAGCCTACACAGTACGCTTCCGACAGCAAGGTGACGCAGACCGCGCTGCTGAACTCGCTGGACTGCTCTCCGCTGGATCTCCTTCTGAGCGTCACGAAGACCTTCGGGCTCATGTGGCTGCAGGACAACCAGGAGAAGACGGTGAGGGTCTTCCAGAGGACTTCGTTCTATACCGGCGAGGTGAGTGACATACACAACCGCATAGACTACTCGAAGGGATTGAAGGTCACTCCGGTGGTGGCGGAGAGCAACGTCTACACCCTGGAGAACGAGTATCCGGAGACCGACCTGAGCGAAGCCTACGAGAGCGACTACGGAAGGACCTACGGAGGCGTGAGGCTGAACGTGGGCTATGACTTCGGCGAGGACAAGATAGAGACGATGGAGAAGGTGAAGCTGCTCGGTTATGTGGACGGAGCCCTGAGCGGATCCGGTTACTGGACTTACACCAACTCCGACGGAGATCTGCCGAGCGCTATCGCTGACGGTATGAAGGTGACTTACTACTACACTTCAGGCAACGACACAAGCACGAAAGACATAGACTACAACCTCTTCAACGTGAGTGCCGTGAGCAAGGCGAACTCCCCTGTGCTGGGCGTGGCGTGCAAGAGCGATGACGGGGAGCCGGAGGCGGAAGAGATAGCGCCGAGCCTGGTGTTCTATACGGGCAGCCAGATAAGCGGCAACTACTTCCTCTCTGATGACATCACCGCTATGGCGACGCTGAACAACGGGCCGTGCTATATCTGGGACAACAGCCGCACCGCGGCGAGGATTCCGAAGTTCGCGAGGGTGGCCACGTTCAGTTCCGAGGTTTATTCCCTGGACTTCGGCACTCCGAAGATGACCTACTATATCCCGGATGTGGCGCTCTCTCCGGAGCAGGCGATCTACTCCCGCTACTGGAAGAAATACCTCACGGATCTCTTGAGCAAGAACACCAAGAAGGTGGAGTGCTATGTGGTCTTCCCTCCGCACCTGGACATGAGGGAGGAGATGCGCAAGTTCTACCTCTTCGACAGGAGCCTCTGGGTGCTGAACAAGGTCTCCGACTATGACGCCACGAAGACTCAGAGCGTGAAATGCGAGTTCATAAGGGTAAACTATAAAGATAACTACTTAAACTACTGATAAAATGGCGAACACGATTGAGAAGATAATTGAGTTCAATACCGGTAACGGGCAGAGGAACCTTGCCGCGTTGAGACAGGAGATAAAGGACCTGCGCGAAGCTATGCACTCTGCGGTCATCACCCAGGAGGACTACGACAAGGCAGCCCAGAGGGTCTATGAGGACCAGCAGAAGATAAACCAGGTTATGCGTGACTCCAAGAAGCCTGTAGCGGATGTGGAAGGCAGTTTCAACCAGCTCAACGAAGAACTGAGAAAGCTGAAAGAAGCGTGGAAGGCCACCGGCGACGAGATGGAACGCGCCAAGCTGGGCGAACAGATCAACGTGGTGAAGGGTCGCATGAACGCCATGAACGAGAGTATAGGCAACTTCCAGCATAACGTGGGAAACTACTCCGGCGGTATTATCGACGCGTTCGGCAAGATGGGTATGAGCGTAGGCGCCCTGAACGAACCTTTGAGAAAAATCGGCGTAGACATAGAAGATATCGATACCAGTGCCAAACTTCTCCAGGGAACGCTCAATATATTCACGGGGCAGAACCTCGCTATGTTGCAGCAGATACTCGGCAAGGTGACGTCCGGCACTCAGGCTTTCATCGCGGGGCTGAACGGGGTACAGAAAGCTATCATAGGAACCGGTATAGGCGCTCTGGTGGTCGCCTTGGGAACTATGGTGGTTCTCTGGGATGATATAAAAGACGCTATAGGGGGTACGGAATCACCTATGCAGCTGCTCATCAACCAGACGAACGACTACCTCGCCAGTATGGAAGACGTGAAGATGGAGGTAGACAGGACAGTTCAGCTTATGGGCGCTCTGGGTGCAAGTCAGTTGGAGATTGCAACCTTCCGCGCCAACCAGCTTCAGGGGCAGCTTGACGGAGTAAACGCCAATCTTGTGAACCAGCAGACGCATCTTGACTCTCTCAACACGTGGTGGAGAAAGATAGGCAGGGCAATACTCTCGGTATTGAAGTACATCATCCCTGTAGGAGACGCGATGAACCAGCTCTTTGGTACCAAAGCTGATATAGATGGTTTAAAGGACAGTATTTCCAAACTTACTGACGAGCAGAAGAAACTCGACAAGGAACTCTACAACGCTAATACCTCCAAGATGGTTGCAGAAATTAAAGAAGGCAACGAAGCAACCAAAAAAACCACTGTTTCCACCAGGGATAGGGCCGCTGCCACTAAGGAGCTTGTAGATATCCTTGCTACACAGAGAGAAATAGAGGCTGCGCTGAAAGAGGCAGGAGACCCTACCGGAGAATTTATGCAGGGTCTTGAAAAAGCCCTTGAAATACGCCAAAAGGAGATAGATGTCCGCAAGACTGCCATGGAACTGGAAGTAGAGGAATATGAGCAGAAAAAAGCCCTTCTGGAGGAATATGGACTCTCTACCGAGGAGCTGACAGAGAACCACCTCGAGAAGATGGCGGAATTGCGCGCCGAAGAGAGCAGACGCCTCTACAAGGAACTGGACGAGCAGAAAGCGGCACAAAAGAAGAAGGACGAGGAGGAGGCGGAATCCCACAATAAACTGATGAAGGCGAGAAAGGAGGCTACCGCAAATATGGCAAGCGGAACTGCCAGCATCCTCAAAGGCTTGTCCGCCGCGTTTGGCGAGTCTACGAAGATGGGCAAAGGCTTCGCTATTGCAGCCGCCACTATAGATACCATAGCTTCCGCTGTAACCGGCTTCAGGGCTGGTATGAACCAGTGGGCAGACGCCGGTCCTATGGCGTGGATGGGACCGGTCCAGGCAGCTCTCAACGCCAGTGCCGCGCTCGTTGCCGGCTTCGCGGAAGTGCAGAAGATTCAGGCTGTAGATACCAGCGGAAACGCCACCGCTTCATCAGGAGCGGGAGCTACCGCTATGGCGATGCCGAACATAGCCGGACTGAGCAGTCCTGTAGACTACACCAGCCAGGTGACTACAGCGACTGAGCAGGAGCAGCTGAACAAGAATAACCGCGTGTACATCCTCGAGAGCGACATCCAGGAGAGCAACAACAGGGTGAGGGTGCGCGAAGAAGAGACGACTTTCTAAGTCTTTTATCCATAGTTATTTGTTTGTTGTGGCGGGGTGCAGAAATGCGCTCCGCTTTTTTATGCAGTGTGCTGAAAGGTAGCACGATAGCGCGGAGAAGTGGAACAAAAACGCGTTTACGCCTACTATAGTGGCGAATATGAATACTTTCAACGGACTGCCTCTGTATGAGGACATGATTACAAGCGAGGACTGCGGCATGCTCCGCATATCCCTCGTAGATCTTCCTGCAGTAGATAGCGACTTCCAGAAGTTCGGGAAGCCGGTTCGCGTCGTGCTACAGAGCGAAGAGCAGCGCCTTATCCTGGGCGTGGTGGCAAGGGCGAACTACCCGATATACAGGTATGACGAGACCAACGGCGAGTACTACATAATGTTCTCCAAAGAGACCATACGCAAGATGGCGGAGAAGTACCTGGACGAGAACCGCCAGAACAGGGTGAACCTGATGCACTGCGGCGAGGAGATGAGAGGCGTGCAGATGGTGCAGCTCTTCATCAAGGACAGCGCCAAAGGTATCGTGCCGGCAGGGTTCGAGGACATAGAGGACGGAAGCCTCTTCGCCGAGTTCCACGTAGAGGATCCTGACATCTGGAACTGGATCAAGGACGGTATACTCAGGGGCTTCTCCCTGGAGGGTATTTTCTCAATGCAAGAGACTGAAATTAGTGAAGATATGAAGTTAAATTTCCAAAAAATGAAGAGCCTCGTGGCACGTATGGTTGCCAAGTTTGCTCAAATCACCACCGATAAGGGAGTGCTCACCTTCGAGGGCGACATGCTCGAGGTAGGAGACGATGTTTACATCCTCCACGAAGACGGTGAGGTATCAGACGCCGAGGACGGCGAGTACATTACAGAAGACGGAACTACTATCGTGATTGTGAACAGCAAGGTAGAAGATATCCGCGAGAAGGCAGAAGAGCCGGTAGATGAGGAACCTGAAGCAGAGGGCGAGCCTGTTGCCGAGGAGATGGCAGAGGAAGACGAGCCTGTTGCAGAAGAGGAACCTGAAGAGGTTGCAGACGACGTGGATATCCACAATCTCGCAGCCGAGGTAGAAAGGCTGAAAGAAGATCTCGCTGACAAGGACGCGAAGATCGCGGCTCTCGAGGAGAGGGTGGCAGCCCTGGAAGGAAAGAACGAAGAGACAGCCGAAGCACTCTCAAAGATGGCAGTGGCAAAACCAGCCCACGAAGAGGTGAACGGCGAGGCAAAAGCACCTTCTTTCCGCAACAAGCACGAAAAGATGCTCTACGAACTTAACAGATCACTGAAAAAATAACGAAAAATCTAAATCTTAAAGAATTATGGCATACACTATGAGCTCGCTCACAGCTTACGTTGAGCAGAACAGACTGCCTTTATTGGCAGCTTCCATCCTCAAGGGAAAGACCGTTGAGGTTATCAATCGCCAGAGTGGCGTGAAGGGCACTGCAGCTCTTAACATCGTTGACATTAACGCTCCTTTCCAGGACGGTTCTTCTTGCGGTTTCAACGCATCAGGTAACGACGCTTTCTCACAGAGAAACATCGAGACCGTTCTCCTCAAGGTCGAGAAGGAATGGTGCTGGAAGGACCTCATGGGATACTGGACAGAAGTACAGACCCGCAACAGCATCGTAGCAGGTGACAAGGAACTTGATTTCGAAGAGTTCTTCCTTTCAAAGGTTGCAGAGAAAGTTGCTGCCGGCATCGAGACTATCATCTGGCAGGGCAACACCACTCCTGCTATCACCGGTCTCCTCGGACAGTTCACCGCTGCTTCCCAGACTATCCAGACTTCTACTGGTACAACTGACTACGAGAAGGTTCTCGAGGTTTACGCTGCTATCGACGAGGCAGTTCTTGACAACGCAGCCATCTTCGTAGACGCTGCCGTATTCCGCGGATTCGTTCAGGGCATGGTTGCAGCTAACCTGTACCATTACAACCCAGAGGCTCCAAAGGACGAGGCTTACATCCCTGGCACCAACACCAGAGTTATCAAGGTTAACGGACTGAACAACGCTACCGAGCAGGGCAAGAGCAGCCTTATCGTAGGCGCTGACCCTATGAACCTCTTCTACGGATACGATGTAGAGGACAGCGACAGGGCTCTCGACGTATGGTACTCAAAGGACAACGACTCTATCCGTCTCCGCATGCTCACAAACATCGGCGCACAGATCGCTTTCCCTTCTGAGGTAGTTATCTACGGTGCTTAATTATTAACTGCTTAAACTAAAGAAAATGAGTTGTGTACAAACTATAAACGGACTGGCAGCTGACTGCACTGGTTCTATGGGCGGACTCCGCAAGGTCTACATCGCGCCTTACGATGACGACAACGCGGTTACCGTTACTTCCGGTGAGATCACTGTCCTCTCTGTCCCTGTAGGCACTACTCCGTTCATGGCCTTCAACTTCCGCCAGGGCGCTGCGTCTATGACCAAGACCCTGACGAAGGACGAGGCGAACGGAACCTACATGGTACAGACACAGATAGTAATGAACTTCGCGAGGATGAACGCCACCAAGAGGACTGAGATAGCAGCCCTGACACTTGGCGAGATGCAGGTCATCGCGGTAGACAACAACGGTATCGCCTGGTACCTCGGAAAGACCAACCCTGTAGTGGCAATAGGCGCTCAGGTAGGCCAGAGCGGACAGGCAAAGACCGACGCTAACCAGTACAGCGTTACCCTCCAGCTGGAGGAAGGTGAACTGCCTTATCCTTTCCAGGATGCGACAATTTACTCAAGCGCTGTTACTGAACTGTAGAAACTGAGCTTCTTTTCATAGTCTTTAGTTGGTTTATTTGTGTGGGGGGCGGTGGAGACATCGCCCTTTGCATTAAACAAGGAGAATTATGGAGTTTAGAATCATCTGGAAAAACACAGCCACGAAGGAAGTGACCGTCTTTACGGAAGAGGACAGCGGCAGCGAGAACTTCTACAGGTTCGCCGTTCCTCAAGGGCTTTCTTCAGGCGAATACGAATACTACATCACTACCGCCTCCGGCACCATCGAGCTGGACGAGAACGACGTCAGGCTCTCTACCATAGACGGGGAGACAATCGAGATATACGATTGCGGTGTTGCCCAGGTGGGAACGATAAGCAGAGCCACTACAACATATAAGATTACGAAACAGTATGAACAATACGGAAACTAAGAAGGTATTCCTCTCCGCGATAGACCCTTATGTAACCTCGGACATACCCGTACCTGTGCAGAAGGAGTCCGCCGGAAAGAAGTACATACCTTACGGAAGATATAACGACTACCCGCAGTACCTGCTCTCCCTCTATGAGGACTGCAGCACCCTGAAGGCGATCATCGACGGGAACGTGAACTATGTCACCGGCGACGAGATCCAGTCCACGGTGCCGCATATTTCCAAGGAGGATATCTCGGATCTGCTTGCCGACTGCGTGCGTGACTTCTATGTCTTCGGATACGCTTTCATCCAGGTTATCCGCAACCCGTTCGGAGAAATACTCCAGCTGTTCCACCTCCCTGCCGAGTACGTGCGTACGGACAAGGAGCACCAGTCTTTCTGGTACAGCGAGAAATGGGCGGAGCGCGGAAGCTGGAAGGCAGCGGTCTATCCCGCTTTCCTGGAAGGGGAGTTGGGAAGGCAGCAGCCCGCAAGCGTGCTCATGATAGGAGGCGGAAGGGGCGTGTACCCTGCACCTATGTGGAGCGCCGCGATCAAAGACGTGGAAATGGAGAGAAAGATAGAGGAGTTCCACTTCAACGAGCTGAACAACAACTTCCTCGGAAGCTGCATCATCAACTTCAACAACGGTGTCCCTTCGGATGAGGTGAAGGCGGAGGTAGAGGACAAGCTGAACGAGAAACACGCCGGCAGTTCCAATGCCGGACGCATGCTTATCTCATGGAACGAGAACGTCACGAACCGCACTACGGTGGAGAGGCTGGGCACAGACAACTTCGACACGAGATACCAGGCGCTTTCTTCCCGTACCAGGGAGCAGATATTCATCGCGTTCAAGGCGCAGCCGCTTCTTTTCGGACTGACCAGCGAGACCCATACGGGCTTCTCCACAACCGAGTTCGGCGACCTGTTCAAGCTCTACAACAAGACAATGATCTCACCGGTTCAGGACATCTTCAAGAGGGCGTTCAGGCGTCTGTACGGTGCTGATGTGCTGAGCATAACACCGTTCTCGATATGATTTACATAGACTACGACAGCAGCGCGGAGTTCATACAGATCCCTAAAACGAAAGGAGAAGATATGGCAATACCAGGATCCTATACGAGGGCGCAGATAGACGCCATGCTCGCAGAGAAAAGTGATAAAGCTCTGGAGATGAACCTTTTTTCTATCACTGAAACCACAACCTACAGCACTGAAGCAGATATGCTTGAGGCTCTGGGCATTACGTCAGACCAGAAAACGGCGCTATTTGACGGCTATTATTCCTCCGTACGCACGGAGAGCAACGGCGCTGTCCTTATTGCCCCCGTGTCACTTGCGAGCGGTATGCTTTCTGTCGGTTTTTGGCTTATAAACTTTGAGATTTATAAAATAACGGTTAACTGATGATATTACTGACTTCTACGGAATATATCAAGAGCCACAGCGCCCTGAACGACAACACCTACGACAAGATGATTGTTCCTGCCCTGGAGAGGGCGCAGGATATCGAGCTCTGTGAGGTGCTGGGCGAGTGCCTTGTGGAGAGCTTGCAGACCATGGTGTCCGGCGAGACCATAGACGACTCCGAAAACGCCATGTACAAGACCCTCCTGGATGACTACATACAGCCGTTCCTGACTTATACCGTTATCTCCAACATCACGCTGGAGCTGGGGCAGGTCATGGGCAACGGAGGTATAGACACTATCACCGACGAGCACCGGCAGTCCCTCACCATGGAGGAGCGCGGTCAGCTCAAGGACTACTGGAAACACGCCGCCGACTCCTACAGGAAGAAGATGCAGACGTTTCTCAAGAACAACTACTCCTCTTTCCCGGAGCTGGGCGGATGCTCATGCAATACCGGCGCCCATCTTGAAAGCGCAGCGTCCACAAGCATTTGGCTCGGTGGCGCCCGCGGCAAGATAATTAGACACAGCTGCTGCAGGAGGGAAGACTGATGACACTTCGCGAGATATACACATATCTGGAGGATATAGCGCTCACCGTACCCGATGTGAGGACGGTAGTGGAGAATGACGTGCTGAAGATAAACGAGATGAGGGAGATCGAGTACGGTGTCTTCGCTATAACCCAGAACAGCCACGCCAGCGAAGAGGGCTGGATGAACTACAACCTGAACCTCTTCTACATAGACCGTCTCATGAACTCGCAGGACAACGAGGTGCAGATCCAGAGCCACGGCATAGAGATGCTTCGCCAGATCCTCGCCGTTGCGGGAGACGGAGACGTGGAGGTGGAGAGCGGTCAGTACAACACTTTCACACAGCGCTTTCAGGACCTGTGCGCCGGAGCATGGGTAACGGTGAATATAAGGACTCCGGAAGGAATCTGCACGGAAATATAAAGTTTAACTTTTAGTAAACATTTAGAAAGATGGTTATAGGCAAAGACAGTTGGTGGAAGATGCTTGTGCTGCTCCTTATCATAGCCGCATTGTTCCTGGATGTAATTTTCTCCACAAAGAAATTCGTGGATATCGTTAACTGCGTTCTGATGGTTCTTTTCGGCAGCTATATCGTGTATGAGCTGTATACGGCATGGAGCTACGACCCTGAAGACGACTTAAAGGAAGGAGAAGACGAAAAATGACGCTCGTAGAGGTGATTTCCGCTCTGGGCGGCGCTGCCGGTCTCGGCACTTTCCTGTGGTACGCGCTCAACCTCCGTTCCAAGAAGAAGGTGGAGAAGGCAACTGCGGAGGGCGCTATGGCGGAGGCGGACAGCAAGGTCGCTGACAACTGGCAACGGTTCGCCGAGAAGATCCAGAGCGAGTACGATGAATTGAAAGCGAGGTTCAACAAGCTCGAGCAGAGGCAGCTGCAGGTGGAAAGGGCGCTGAGCACCACCACCAGCCAGAAGCGCTACGCGGAGTACCATATCTGCACCGATTTGGGGTGCCAGAACCGCAAGCCTCCTATCGGGACTTTCAAGACCGAAGACTACACAGACATAATCAAGGAAGAAATAAATGAAAAAGATTGACGCTATAGTGATCCACTGCACAGCCACGAAGGAAGGCGTGGACGTGAGGGCCCAGGATATAGACCTCTGGCACAGGCAGAGAGGGTGGAAGATGATAGGCTATAACTATGTGATAGACCTGGACGGAAAGATAGAAACCGGAAGACCTCTTACTATGACGGGCGCCCACTGCAAGGGATGGAACGACCACTCCATAGGCATAGTCTACGTGGGAGGACTCGACAAGAACGGGAAACCGAAGGACACGAGGACCAAAGCGCAGAAGCTCGCGATGCACAAGCTCGTTATGGACCTTATGGACAAGTATCCGGGCATCACCCAGGTCATAGGTCACAGGGACACTTCTCCGGATCTGGACGGTGACGGAGTGGTAGAGGAGAAGGAGTGGATAAAAGCCTGCCCTTGCTTCGACGTGCGCAGCGAGTTCCCTATGGTGGTTGTAACTGCTGGGAAAGATGGTAAGTAAGGAAAAGAAAAGATGCATGTACTGCCGGTTCTGTCACTGGCTGAACGGGTGGCACTGCGAGAATACCCGCTGGGAGTTCGATATCTGGGCGGGTACGTGCAACGAGTTCGTGTACGACAAGGAGTCAGGGGCTCATTTTGCAGACAATTATGACAAAGCGTATGAAAGTTTTTAGCTGGCTGACGGAATCTAACAGGCTGGAGCATTATCTGCTCGCCATACCTTGCGGCCTGTTCCTCACTTTCCTGTTCGTGCTCGGTCTGGGCGTGGGCATGGAGTTCAAGGACCGCGCGTGGGGCGGAAAATGGGACTGGCTGGACCTGCTCGCCACCTGCTTGGGCGGACTTTTGGGACAGGCGCTACAAATCTTGATAATTTGGGCAATACTGAAGTGATATGACTGATAAGGAGAAATTCTACAGGGCAGCAGCCTTATGTGTGCTTCTCGTCCTGCTCAACTTCTTCGTCATAAGCGTGATGCAGAAGCGGAACAAGGAACTGAAGGAGCAGATAAAGGAACTCATAGAGTCACCAGGCGACACGGTGCGTATAGTGAAGGTAGATACGCTGCTTATCGCCAAGCCGGTGCCCGTATACAAGTATGTCAAGGACGTGGTGGAGATATCGGACACGCTGCTCATCCATGACACCACAGAGAGGCTTGTATTCCTGCCGAAAGAGCACATGGTATACAAAGACTCCACCTACAGGGCGGTGGTTTCCGGAGTGCAGCCTTCCCTGGATACTATAGAAGTCTATCCGAAGACAGTTACCGAGACCGTCACCAAGTACGTGAAGTCCAAGGATAAACGCAGATGGGGCGCGGGCGTCCATGTGGGAGCAGGATGGAACGGAAAGGAGATTTCTCCCTATGTGGGGGTAGGTATCCAGTACAATCTCGTCCGGTGGTAGGGCGGACAAAGGCGGACAAGGGAAGTACAATCCTGGAATTATCAAAAAATGTACGATTTTGGAATTGTAAAACGCCTTTGTTTTTCGGGCATTTTTGTTAAATTTGTACTGATGTTCTCATAATGCGACATCAAGTTGGTAGAGGGGGCGAGTTTATGACGACTTTCCCCCTCATTTTTTTGCTTTCTGGTGCTGATTTGTTGCTCGAGAGATTTTTATGCGGAGTCTTTCTATTGGCATTGAGGAAGTTATAAAAGTAGGGTAACAAATAATTGTATATTTGCCGAATACTTTTGCGCAGGGGTCTGAAAGGGTCCCTGCTTTTTTTGTTCTTTATTTTACTTTATATCTATTTGTAGGTTTTGATATTTATTTCTGCTAAATTTGTTGCTCCGTTGTTGCTCGGGGAAAACCAACTGCATTATGAAAGCGAAGGAACAAGTGAGGCTCCGTTCCAGGAAGCTCAAAAACGGGGGTGCGTCCCTCTATCTGGACATCTACTCCAAAGGCGTGAGAAAATACGATTATTTGGGCCTTTATCTCAGGGAGGAGCGTACTCCGCACGACAGGGCGCTCAACGGCGAGACCATGAGGGTGGCGGAGGCTATAAGGGCGAGGCGCATGATAGAGTTCCAGAGGACCGCCGGAGAGTTCCCTGTAGTGAGCGACCGCACCGTGGAGAACATACTCGGCGACTGGATAGACACGAGGAAGGGAAGGACGAAAGGGACGGTGAAGCTCTGGGGTTACTGGATAGAGAAGGTGCGCGCGTTCCCTCTCATAGAGTATTCCCTGAGAGACCTGTCCCCTGACTGGTGGCGGAGGTACAAGGCGTGGGTGGGAGACCAGGGACTGAGCCCGGTGACCCAGAGGCATTATATCGCGCGTATGCGATGTGTCCTGAACAAAGCGGTGAAGGACGGTCTGCTGCTCAAGTCCCCTTCCGAAGGTGACCGCATACCGTCCCTTCCCAAGACGGAGCGCGTATGGCTCACCGTGGAGGAATTGAGGGCACTCAAGAACAACCGTTTGTCCCGTTCGGATCTGCCGGTTCCCAAGCATGCAGACATATATGAGAGAGCGTTCCTCTTCGGGTGCATGACCGGTCTCCGCTACAGCGACATAAGGGCGCTCAGGTGGGAGGACGTGCAGGGCACCAGGATAGTGAAAAAGATAGTCAAGACCCACAAGATAGAGTATATGGACCTCAACTTCCAAGCGCTTGACTTCATGGGAGAAAGGGACAGCGGGCTTGTCTTTCCGAAGCTCAATTCCAACACGCAGAAAATCAACGCGCACCTGGTTGAGTGGGCGAAGTTTGCAAATGTGAACAAGCATCTTTCCTTCCACGCTTCCAGGCATACCTTCGCCGTGCAGATGCTCTCCGCCGGAGTGGATATCTACACCCTCTCGAAGCTGCTCGGGCACTCTTCCGTCCAGACCACCCAGATCTACGCCGACATCATCGACGCAAGGCGGAAAGAGGCGGTGAATAAAATGCCGATTTTATAGGTTAAACCAGTGTAAAAGGTATAGTTCTTCAACCTTTGGGTTATCTCTTAAATTTGGGGTGTTTTTGTGCGATTTAAGGACAAACAGGGCGACGTGTCTTTCATCGTGTGCTATGACTAAGTACATAGAATCTTTAAATACTTAGATTTTCTTCTTATTTTTTTGATAAGGAATCAGCGAGCTTGACAAGCCGGTATATCGTCTCTTTGTCTTTCTTTATTTGTTTCTTCAGTTCATTGATCTGGTACATGAGTTCTTTAGGGTCTTCGCTATTCAACCCGTAAAACTCCATTAAACTGATTTTAAACTTTTCAGAAATCTTTTCAAGAGTGGATGTTTTTACCGAGTCAGCCCGCATCATAGCGGATACTGTTTGTTCCGTTATACCAAGCGCTTTAGCAATTTGGTATTGCCTGATACCGTGCTCTCTTATAATCCTTTGTAACTCCCTTCCTGTCATAGCTTTTCTTGTAATCTTTCTACAATGTTCAACAGACGGTCTACCTGTTCTCTAAGACGTTGGATAGTCTCATCTTTTTCCTTCAATTTTTTCCTGAGACTTTCCAATTCTTCAGTCTTTTTTCTTTCCTCTTCAGAGAAAAAAACGGAGATATCTCTACCGATACCTTTCGCGATCTTCTCCAGGGTGGAGGTCTTGACACTTGCAGCCCCTAAAAGAGAGGTCACACTTTGCCTTGTGATACCGAGGATTTCAGCCACCTCGGTTTGTTTTACGCCCATAATCCTGAGCGATTTTTTTAAATCTTCTCCTGTCATAACAGTCTTGTATTTTGAGTTTTAGTGTTTCCATTAAAAATTTTTTTGAAAATAATACCGAAAATTTTTGGTACTATAAGGAATTTTCCTTACTTTTGCAGTGTCATACAAATAAATGTAAATAAAACCAACTAAAAACAAAGCATTATGGAAAAAAGTTTTCAAAGCATCATGGACAACAAGCTGATGCGCGACAGGTCAACTCAGGTAGCCTTCCTGAAAGAGGCGCAGAAACTTCAGTTAAGGGCAGCGGAAATTCCGGACGCCAGTTTCTCGGTAGAGTTCTATACAGACAACTCTATCTACGTCTACCACAGGGGCCCTAAAGAGAACTCCGGGAAAAGCAATACCCTCCGTTTTTACAGCATGAGCATCGTCGAAGCGGCTCAGTGGCTCGCAGACCTTACCAGGGTAGTGGAGTTCTGGGAAAACGACAAGAATTTCGAAGAGAGCGAAGAAGCGGAGCTCGTTCAGGTAGAAGAATTAGATTTTTAAGGAGGGCGGAACGATGAAGACACTTTATCTTACAATAGCAGCGGTTATTCTGCTCTGCCTCCTTTCCGGATCTCCGGCGCTCCAGTTCATAGGTCTCGGATGCGCTTTCGGGGTGTACTTCTTCGAGAAGAACAGAACAACAGAAAAACAACAGATATGAAGGAAATCGAATCACAGTGGTTAAGGCTTGAAGCTGCGGCGCAATACCTCGGTATAAGCAAGTGGTCGCTGTACCAGAAGAAGGACATAGAGTATTCCAAGAACGGGAGGCTCAAGATGTTCAAGAAGTCCGTTCTGGACAAGTACCTCGAGGACCGCAAGGTGCAGCCTATGAGCGAGAGAAAAATCAAGAGAATAGCCAACGGTTACAAATTCAAAAATTAAGCATTATGGCAACAACTAAGAAAGAAGCAAAGGCTCCTGCAGCGAAGCAGGACACTATGGAGATCTACAACCGCCTGAGAGAAGTGCCGGAAGAGGCAAAGAGGACAATCAGCGCAGGTAAGCTGAAAGGATTTACGGACATCAACCCTATGTGGAGGCTGAAGATGCTCACCGAGGTGTTCGGCCCTTCAGGACAGGGATGGAAGATAGAGATAGCGGACCGTTGGGTGGAGGCCGTGGGCAACCAGGCGTGCGTTCAGATGATCGTGTACCTCTACGTGAAGTATGACGGTGTGAACTGGAGCGACCCTGTAGTGGGCATCGGAGGATCCATGCTCTACGGCAAGGGCACCGGCGACGCTGTGAACGACGAGGCGTTCAAGATGGCGTACACAGACGCAATCAGCGTGGCGTGCAAGTCCCTCGGCATGGCGGCAGACGTGTACTACGTGAAAGACCGCACCAAGTACGAGGCGCAGGCTGCAGCGCAGAAAGCGGAAGCGGACAAGCAGATCTTCCTGGACGAGATATCCAAGATCAACTCCGTGAACGAGCTCAACGAGTGGTGGACCAAGAGACTCCCGGAGATGCCCAAGAGCGCTGTAAAAGCCATACGCGACGCGGCATCCAAGAGGGCAACCGTAATAAGGGAGGCACAGGCATGATACTGAGTAAGAACACCAGGGTGCAGTTCTTCGAGGGACCGCACACCTACCTCCTCGACGGAGACAAGACTTTGAGCGGAGTGACTACCCTCATGAGAAGGCAGGGACTCTCCCCTGACTATTCCGACATCCCGGAGAGCGTGCTGATGAACGCAGCCGCCAGGGGAACGGACCTACACAGGGCGATACAGGCATACATCCAGGGCGGACTCTACCTCCCTGAAGACGAGGGCACGCTGGGGCTGCTCGAGCAGTTCAAGACCCTCCCGAACAAGTTCATAGCATCGGAATACCTTATCTCTGACAACCGTAACGTGGCGTCGAGCATCGACCTCGTGGAAGAGGTGGACGAGAACGGCGTGGTCCTCTGGGACATCAAGCGCACCAGCACCCTCCACTGGGAGAGCGTGAAGTGGCAGCTTTCCATATACGCCTACCTGTTCCACCTGCAGAACCCGCTCATAGAGGTGAGAGGCGTGAAAGCGCTGCACCTGTACGAGACGATGAAGGTGGTGGAGCTCCCGATCATAGACCAGAACGAGATAAAGAGGCTGCTGGATACCGACGCCGACGGCGGGGAGTTCATACCCGAGTCCCTTCCTCTGGCGATGGAGGAGATAGCGGGGCATATAGCGGACTACTTCAACGAGCTGGCGGACATGGAAGAGAAGCAGAAGAGCGTGAAG